CTGTTCTATCACCAGCAACTCTGCTGTCGATGATCTTCGTCTTCTTTCCGCACTTAGGACAGTTCATCTTTCTTTTCCTCTCTGACACGACTGTTCTTCTGCGAAAGAATCAGCTTGGCTACTCGGTGTGACGGCAGGTTGAACAAGTCGCAGAGTTCGTGATAAAACTTGGTCTTGAAGAAGTCTTCTGCTGTTCGCTTGGTTTCTTGAAGCTCGTTCTTCGTGCAAGCTGTTGGGTTCTGATAGCGAACATCGTCAACCGCCAGTTGAAAGATTTCTTGCAACAACCGCTCCGTTGGATCGCCGCTCTGTGAGGCGATCATATTTTTGCTTTGAGGATTTGGCAGAGGGATTCGATTGCTTCTTTCCGGTCGAAGCGAAGACCGCAGGTGATAACCTCATGCCACATCCCTTCGATCTTGACTTCCCAAGTAGTGCGCTGGCAGTCGTCGTCGCTGGAATCGTAGTTGCGAATCGGAAATCCGAGGAAGTATTGATCGCTAGGGCGGACTTCTTCAAACTTCATCCGCGCTATCTCGCCCTCCGCAAGCAGTCGCTTGTATCGCTCATGCCGCAGCTCCTCTCGCAGTGAGTCAATCTCTTGCATAGACAGCAGGCTTGGATGCGCCAGTTCCGGCTCGTCTGCTGGTCGCGCAGAATATCCGACAGACATTTCGTTTGGTTCAAATTCAGGTTCGATGTAGTATTGTGTGTTCATTGAGAAATCAGCTTGCGCCACATATTGTGTTGTGTCAACATTCAATTTCTATGAATAAAAAATTCATCCATCTCGGATGCGAAGTAACCATCGAAGGCAATCGTGTTGCCATTAGAAAACCAGACGGAGCAAAGGTAGAAATACTCACGCTTTCGTTTATCAAGGACTATGACCGTGCAGAGGAATTTGTGCGGGAGTATATCGACCTGAACCTCTCCGAAACCCTGACTACTGTTTAATAATAATGAACCTCAAAGAAAAACTAAACGAGCAGATCGGAGACGACTATTCGATTTTGCTTGCAGACGGGCTAGACGAAGCATTCATCGGCATCGGCTGGCAGTTCAACACTCCGCTTGCTGTGTATGATCGTGACAAGTGCATCGAGATTTTAGAGTCGCAAGGCATGACTCCAGAAGAAGCGCAAGAATATTTTTACTACAATACGCAGGGCGCGTATGTTGGTGAGCAAACCCCAATCTTTCTCGAAAGAATATGAAACCCGAAGATCAGATCAAAACCTACCTAGAAGAATCAATGCGGTTCATCGAATCTGCAATGATATATATGACGCGTGACGATATAGGATATGCCGCCGACGAGATTGACATAGCTAACGAGAAGCTGATGCAAGCCTACGCTATTGCGCGTGAGTATTCAGACCTATGAGCCAAGAATCACAACTGCTGAAAGACCTGAACGAGTCATACCGCGAACTCGCTAGGCTATCCGAAGCTCTAGCAGAGATGCGGGAGCAGAGAGATGGACTGCAAGCGGAGCTAGAGGAGAACTACATCATCTCAGGACGCAGCGCGAATCGAGAATGGAAGCTCATCACCGAGCTTAACCAAGCGAAGAAGCTGGCTGAAGACTGGGAGGAATGCGCGAATCAATTCTTCTGGTGCGCTGGCAAGGACAAGACCGCAAGCTGGGAGCAGTTTGAAAAGGCTGCTACGACATACCAGTTCCTCAAGGATAAAGGCGCGGAATGCTGAAATCATTCTGGGATCATTCCGGCAAGCCGTCTGTATTCGTTGTGACGGAGGACGGCAAGGAGATTTATCGCGGCCCGTTCAAGGAGGGATACGAGTTGTTCTGTAATAAGAAAACCAAGTGTCCTCTGTGCAGTGAACCGAGATCGGAGTTTGATAAAGCTACGCATCACGATGTCGATGGGAACCCAGTAGTAATCGAGTCCTGCCGCTGGTGCGGGTCAACATTCATGTCGGAATCGCTGAACTCGATCTCTCCATCACTAAAGAAAAGTTGAGGTATAACGCAAGAGGTTATAGCTCGTGATTAGAATATGACGAATAAATCAAGCCATGCTTGAACTGCTGAATATAATCTAAACAAAAGTTTGACACTGCACCGACCGAGTGTAGGGTTGAAATCGCTGTAGCAATACAGCCGTCTGCGTAGAAACGGACGAAACGAAAGATTAAATCGACAACAATAAATATCATCCTTCGCTACGGAAATATTTCTACCCGACAATCAATCGGTCTTTCACCGTAGCGGGGGGTGGCCCCCTTTAAATTATGAATGTAGTAAAACAACCTAGACGCCTCTTCGTCCAAATGAAGAAAGCGGTATTGCGCGAAGATTTGATGGCAGTAACAAAAGACCTGACGCAGAGCATGGTTCTTAGCCAAATGTTGTATTGGACAAAGACGCTGGATCAAGTGAATCAGTTGATTTTTGAGGAGAACAAGAGGCTCGCAGAGGAAAGCCAACCGCAATGCGAATACAACTACGGATGGATATGGAAATCCGCTAGAGAGATGCGGGAGGATTTGATGATGGCGTTTACTGAGGACTCTATTCAGAAGGCATTCTCTGCATTGTCTGCTTGCGGACTCTTGATGAAGAGGAACAATCCAAAGGTTCGTTACGACAGGAAACTTCAATACAGGGTTGACCTACTTTTGCTGCGTAGAAAACTCAAGGAGTGCGGATGGGCAATGACTGATTTCGTGCTTTCAGACACTTACTCAGAGATCGAAACCATTCCGCCTATTACGGAATGCATTCCGCCTATTACGGAATGGAAACCGCCTATTGCGGAATCCATCCCGCCTATTGCGGAAACAATAACAGAGACTACTAATAAGATTACTACACATACACTACCCCCCAACCCCCTCAAGGGGGCAGTGAGTGCTAAGGCTTCTTTAGTTGTTGAGGACAAAGCTACCGATGGTGAATTTGAATCCTTCTATTCCTCCTATCCTAGAAAGGTAGCCAAACCCCAAGCGAAGAAAGCGTGGAGCAAAAACAAGTGTGTTCTAGCAGAAGTTCTACCAGCACTAGAGCAACACAAGAAAGGATGGAAAGACCCGCTATACATTCCACACCCTGCGACATGGCTGAACCAACGCAGGTGGGAGGACGAGACTATCGTTAAACAAGAGTCAACCTTTCAACAACCGCTCAACTCACCAGTCGAGACGATCAAGAACAACGAGTGGGTTGATGACTTCTGGACATGGCTACATCAAGACCAAGGCCGGGCCGACATAGAGCGTGACTACCTCGGAAGCGTAGAGGACAGATGGCTAGTCGAGTTCATCAAATCCAAGCAGGAATTATTCTAAAAAATTCTTTTATATTTTCTCTTGACCAATCAGAAAACCTGTCGAAATATTCAATACCTAGTGAACCCAAATACCAACCATGAAATACCACCTACAACTGACGCTCCTCTACATCAAGAGAGAGTGGCTAATGTTACAACTCATAACAATCGCAATAATGGACAACATCCTTTCCGCTATCCTGCCAAAAAAATGAAAACCAGAATCGCAATCTATGCACTCCTAGCTCTATCGTTCTACTTGATCGGCTGCGCTTGGGTGAATACAACCAAACCTAACATACAACTCTGCCCCCTCTGCAACAGGTGAAGTTGACTCTCAAGCCAGACGAGGTGCAAATCTGTCAGCTAATTGGTGGTATGCGTAGCCTTATTGCTCGTAGCAGTGGGGTGAAAGACGCCAAGATAGGAACCCAAGACGGAGCGGAAGCTGATGTAATGGGGTTCATGGCAGAATACGGGTTTGCAAAATTGATGAATATCTTTCCAGATTTAGGCTTGACTCCGCGAAGCGGATCGCCTGATGGGGTTATGCCCAGCGGAAACAGGTATGACATCAAGGCATCCAAGCATCCTAACGCTCGGTTGCTATCGTCGCTGAAAGTAAACCAAGACATTGATGTCTATGTCCTCTGCGTAGTCGATGGAGTGACCCTCGATTACAAAGGATGGGCATGGAAGCGTGACCTCATTAAGCAAGGAAACATAATCAACCTTGGACATGGAGAGGGGTATGCCTTGAATCAGGATTCCCTAACAAAGTTTAACGAAAAATAAGAAAACAAAAAATGAAAGACACAGGACACTACTACGACATCAACGGCAAAGCAGTCTTTGAAGTTCCAAACAAATCCAAGGGCGGTATGCGCCCAACAACGCTGAGAGATTGCCGAACACTAAATTTATATCCAAGTGTTACGACGATCTTCAAATGCCTAGCATCTCCAGAACTGGACCGCTGGAAACAGCAGCAGGTTCTGATGGCAAGTCTCACACTCCCTCGCAACCCAGACGAAAGCGACGAGGACTACTGCTCCCGCATTATGACTGACGCCTTCAAGCAAGTGGAGCAAGCGGCAGACCTCGGAACTCAGATTCACAAGGCACTAGAGATGCACTTCCAAGGCGAGGCATACGACCCCGTGATGGAAGAGTATGTCGCACCAGTTAAGAAGTGGGTCGAGCATAACCGAGTCAAGTTTTTGCAACACGAACTTCGCTTGGTAAACCCCGAAGTCGGCTACGCAGGAACAACAGATGCTCTCATCGAGAAGGATGGAGTGCTGTATGTGCTGGACTACAAGTCGAGAAAGACCAAGCCGCAATACGAGATTGAACCTTGGTCGAAAGAACCAATGCAGATCGCGGCATACGCCAAAGTCGCAGGAGCAAAGCGAGGCGTGAACCTATACATCTCAACAACAGAACCCGGCAGGATCGGCGAAGCGTGGTATGACGAGAAGGTTCTCGACTCAAACTACGAAGCATTCACCCATGTCTGCAAATACTGGCAGTTCGCAAACAAGTATTCTCCAAAAAAATCTTAAAATTTATTTTGACACAACCGATATTCCTAGTAGAATAACAGCCCAATGAACACACAATCAGAAAACATCGGCGACCTCGCAGCCGCTCTGGCAAAGGCGCAAGCGGAGGTTGGAACCGTCCACAAGGATTCAGCGAATCCATACTTCAAGTCATCCTATGCTAGTCTCGCAGCGGTATGGGAAGCCACTCGTCCTATCCTTTCCAAGCACGGGTTGAGCATCGTTCAGCTTCCGTCACACGACGAGGCTGGGTATTATGTTGAGACCATGTTGATGCACGGGTCTGGTCAATGGATCAAGAGCCGGACATACATGAAGCCAGCGAAGGACGATCCTCAAGGCATCGGTTCGCTCATCAGCTACGCTCGGCGGTATGCCCTGCAAGCTGTCACGATGGTATGCCCAGATGACGATGACGGAGAGGCGGCAATGGGTAGGAATAACAACGCTCCACAAAAGCCCGTAGAATCGCCGAAGCCTACCGTTAAGGTAGAGCCAGCCAAGCCAGTAGAAAAGCCAGCTACAGAGGCTCCTAAAGCAAAAGAAACGGCATCCAAATTCAACGGAGAGAATCACCAAGCGTTATTCCAAGAATTGATGAAAGCTGGATACACTCCCGAAGAGTTTATCGGCGCCTGTCACTTCGCTAAAGACGAGCGTATTCCAGCAAAGGCTAAAGACTTTTACAAGATGTCAGACAATACGGCATCTCTATACCTCTTCGATGGCATCGACGCCATCAAGAAAAACATCATAGCTTACAAGGCTATTGCAGAATAACACCAACCAAATCAATAATATGGCTAAAGAAAACAGCGGATTCCTCTCGAAAAACAAATACAAAAAAGAGGAGAAACACCCAGATGTGAAGGGTAAAATCAATGTCAACGGCAAGGACTACGAGATTGCTGGATGGCAGAAGACTAACGAGCAGGGTTCCTACTACTCGCTCAAAGTTTCCGAACCTCGCGTTAAAGAGGAAGCATTCTAATTTGTCATAGGCGACAGGAGGGGGCTGGTTTTTCATGGTTCCCCAGCCTCCTCCAACTCCTAACAACCAATATGGAATACCTAGTCCTGACCAAGCCGCTCAACAAAGAGCATTACGACTTCGCCAAGTTCTTTCGTGACGAGGACGAAGTAATCAGCTTCATTCGTGAGACTCCACATGAAGGCTTCCAGCGGGACATTCGGGTTATTTCTGGAGTAAACTGCCGGAAAACGACAGATTTCGACGACGAAGATTTGCTGGATACCTATGTGGAATTAACCAGTATAGCAACACATACAGATGAAGAAGTTGAATAACAACAATACTTTCCTTGGACTTTACCTTCCTGCTACCTGCAAGAAGAAGCTGGAGACTCTAGCCAAGTCCCAGCAACGATCAGTTTCCGGCCTTGTTCGCGTTATTGTCGAACAATACCTGAATAAAAAACTAAAATAAAACCTAAATACCTATGACACAAACACTCAAGGGGTCATTCAATACCCCGAAAGGCATGATAACCCGCATGGATTTAGCAGAAATGCTGTCCATCAAGCACAAGACTGATGTTAAGACGGCACTCAAACTCATTAAGTGCTGTGAGCAGGACGACGAGATCGACGAGGATAGTCCAGCAAACCACTTTGAATTGCTGGAAGAAGCCTGTGCCATTCTTGCATACGACAGAGGTGAGATCGACGCGAAAGAACTAAAGTTCTCCATCGTTAAGGCAGAAGCACAACTCGGCACAGAACAAAGCATCCTTGAAGCAGCCGTAAACACAGGTATGCACAATGGATATACTGCCCTCGCAGAGAAGTATGATTTTGCCAACCTAACGCAGTTCGTTCCGAAGGCTGGCGTTATCCCTTGCCCAGAGGATTATGCCGCAGCTATCGGCCTCGGTGTGGATATGTCCAGCAAGGGAATGTGGATCGCTGGTGAAGGTATCCGTCACCTTTACGCACTCGGTTTCGAGAATGTTGTTACGCAGATCGCCGCATCTCTCAAGCTGTCTTACTCTCATGTCAGCGGCTGGCATCGTGCAGCCCAGCGTGTTCCTTTGAAGTATCGCAGTGAGATTTCTCCGACCGTAGCAGTCGAGATTGCATGCTCTAAATACTCTGATGACGAAGCGACCAACAACAAGAAGGTAATCGAACTCGTAGAGCAAGCCTGCAAGGAAGGCTGGACTGCACTAGAAGCTCGTAGTCATGTCCGCATGGAACAAGGCAAGGAACCGCTTGCAAAGACTCCTAAAGGCGCGAACTCATGGGTAGGAGACATGGGCGGAACAGACGAACTGCTGATCCTAGCTAGCCAATGGAGCATTGGTGGAGGTGCGGGAGAGTTGGATCAATACCACTTCATCGGGAAACTGGTGAAGATTTTCAACCGCTTGAAGGTTGAAACGCAATCCACAATCCGCCTTATCATCAATG